TGTATTAAATATGATTAACTCTTTGTGAGGGTACGTCTGGGCATAAAATTGGGCTAAAATCCTTCTAACACAATAAAACCTTCTATATGTAGTGCAAATAAAACTTACCATAAATAGTTGATGTTTCCGTTTTTAAAATTGGCTTTGTTCTCTGGGCTCCAAGAGTAAAGAGCGTGATGCTTAAAAAATCTACTCTCCCATAAATTAAATGTTAAATACTTGATGCCTATTTTGGCAAGTTCGCTTTTAACTAACTCATGGCTTGTTTCCCTTTCATAGCCTAAAAACTCTTTAACGGTATCACCTAACCAGCTTGGACCATACCATTGGTTATCTGGTTGCACTTTACTAAATAAGAATTTAGCCATTTCAGACGATTTAGCAACCCCAAATACTCCATTGGGCATTGTATAGTCATCGCCTCCATGATAGCAAAAAAAGCCATTAGAATCGCTTATATCGGTATTGTCTATGCTACCTACACAATCAAAGTCTACATCCATGTAAATACCCCCATATTCTGCTATTAAAAATATCCTTAATATGTCAGCTTGATGTACGTAGTCCTCTGCCTTCTCAAACGTTGCGTATAACTCTTTTAGGTTATCTGGCAACTCTGGCAGGTTGTCATTAGTCCATAAAATATGCTTATAGCTTTTATTCTTTTCTTTTACTTTAGATACAAATCTTTTTTCTCTTTCTGGCATTTCATATGGACCTATCCATATTTGATGTATTATTTTTTCCATTATTTTAAAACTGTGGTTTTAGCAGTATTTTTAATTAGTTTCCAGTAATTGTAAGAGGCGGTATCTTCTTTAATATCTAACTCGTCATCATATGGTAGCCTTTGGTTATAATCTGATTTATAAAATATTCCGCTTGTATTATTAACCGCTCCAGCATTATGGTAGATATAGCACTCATCCCATGTCTTTTGATTGCTTGTAGCCCATGCAAACTTTAAATCATCATGTACTACTGTTTCATATCCAAGTTTCCAGCCATTCCATAATACTGCCCACATATCTGCACACCATATTTGTAACTCATGATAGGATGGGTTAGCTAACCTCTTTTGTATATTAATATCTGTTATCTCTTTAAATAGCCTCTCACTGTCCTTTTCTACATTATTCCAAAATTCTGCATCTATGCCTTTCATTAAGTATTGTGCTCCAATACAGTTTAATTCATTGTCTTTTATAACTTGCTTATCAATATTTACTATTTCGCACATTTTGTCGAGTATATCTTCTCCCTTACTTATAATGTAATCATGGCTTATGTAGAATCTTGTATCAGACCCATACCATTTATTATCAAAAACAAACTTGTACCATTCAATTGGCTTGGTAAATACTATGTCGCAATCATGGTAAAATATTGCATCATCTTTTAATTCTGGATATGCCTCAAAATGCTGCTTTAAAATATTTGGTCTAATAGAAGATACATAGTGTTTAGTTTCTCTTTTATCATAGTAAAAAAAGAATCTTGCAGCATAGCCATTAGCAAGTTTAGACCATTCCTCTGGAACACTGCTTTCAATATTACAAACTATGTCTACATTATTAATGTTTATACCAACACTAATAAAGTTTTGTAGCATGACCTCAACTTGCCATGCATAAAATAGCGTTGCTGGTTGAGCACAGATTAATCGTATTTTCATATTTAGGTTTTAACATGGTTCGCAGTCTGAATTTACACTACAAGCGTTTCCACATGATATTATCGTTAAACCAACTGTATTAGCGGTCGGAGTTGTACCATCTGTTACGCATACTGTTTGTGTTACAAACGCTGGGATGCTTCTTGTTGTTGGACCAGCACCACATCTATCATAAGTATAACTACCAGTGCTACTTGTTTCGTTTACTACTGTCCAACAAGAACAAGCTGGAGGTGCCGCTGTTGTAGTAGTCGTAGTAGTTGTAGTACAGTTTGCGTTTACAAACTTAACCACTAAGCCAAAACCAGTGCTGTCTTTTACTGCTACATATCTGTTCGTTGTACCAGGTTGGTTATTATAAAATCTACTACCAGATACGGCACTAAATGCTCCACCTATTGCAGCAGACGCAGTATCATAAGTTGTATCGTTTGCTTGGTAGCTTCCGTTACCTCCAGTAAAGTTATTTATTGTTACGTCTTGATATATACCATCACATACAGAGCTTATATCAAAGTTTACTGGTGCTAATGTAGTAGACGTTGTAGTAGTCGCTGGGCATCCAGTCAATCCAGTAGCAGTAATTGGTAATTGAGTTCCACCTGGATTGCTATAATATATTTGGTCAATTCTATAAGTGTTACCAATTGAAAATACTCTATCGTTTTCTTGAAACGTGCCATCCACATAGTTAGTAGATGTAGTAGTCGCTCCAGTCGCACAATTATATAATAAATACCATACTTGAGGTAATGTCGTAGTAGATGTAGATGTCGTAGTAGTCGTACCAGCACACGCAATAGCAGTAGTTTGGCTTGTTGAGTTAAATGTTCCAGTTCCATTATTATCTATTACTTGAACTACAAATATATCACTGCCACCAGTTGTGTTTCTCAATCCACTTGCTCCATCATAAGGGTTAGTTTCGCTTGTAAGTGTTAATGTTTGAGTAGTACCCATTGACCTATAAGAACTAAAAGAAAATCCGTACCCCGCTCTAATTTGATAACCGCTTCCGCTACCGCCTGACCATGTAGCCACTACCTTGCCTTGATATGTTCCAACGTTATTACAAAGCACTGTTAAACTTAATGTTAATGGAGGTAAAGTAGTCGTAGTAGATGTTGTAGCTGGACATCCAGTAAGCCCAGTAGCCGTTAATGATAATGCTAAACCGCCTGGATCTGATATTAACACTTGCTCAATTCTAAACGTTTGCCCAATTGCAGTAACTCGGTCGCTTACTGCAAAAGAACCGCTTATATAACCTCTTGAATATTCAATAGCACCAGTAGCACAATTATATAGTTTGTAATATACTGGGGCTTGTGTTGTTGTCGTAGAGGTAGTAGTACTTGTCGTAGTCGTAGAGGTTGTAGTAGATGTACTCGTAGATGTAGAAGTTGTACTTGTTGTCGTAGATGTTGATGTAGTAGATGTGCTTGTCGTAGTGCTTGTTGTCGTAGGAGTAGAATCTGTATAATACTTTCCACTGCCAGTTAAGTTTACAGAATAACTACCTATATCCTTATAATCTCCACTTATTGTATAACCACTAATAAAACAAAATCCGCTAATATATCTGTATCCGTCTACTCCATTGTCAAATCTAAACCTTGTTAATAGTAATAATCTATCCTTTTGTGCTTGAGCAATATCTTCATATGAAAAATTATCTAATGTAACAATGCCATCTAAAGATATAGTCCATGCAGATAAATTGTCTTTATCTTCTTTAAACCATGCGTTTGCCGCTGATGTAGTTTCTGCTAATTCTGTTTGACTCTCAAAAGTACAGCCTCTTGCACAAGCAAAAACAGTTTCCGTTGCTGGAATAGTAGATGTATCTATTTTGTATAAGATGACATTATCTCCGCTTACTTTAACTGCCATAAGTCAAAGTTACTAAGATATTGTATAAGCACCAACTCCTTGTAGGCTTACGCTATAAGTAGCAATTTCCTTATATGGTGCATTAATAGATAAAGATGTTAAAATAGCTGGACCAGATAGGATGACCATGCTTGTACCATTATTAATGCTAAACTTTATATTTATTGGGGTTCGTGCCAATTGAGTCGCTAACATATCGGCATACGAGTAGCCGTCCAGAGTTACAATACCCTCACAGCTTACAGTCCATGACGCTCGGTCTATCTTATATTCAGCAAACCATGCAGAGGATTGACTTGTTACGTCTACTTGGTCTACCGATACGCTAAACGTACAATTAGTAGAACAAGCAAATACTGTATCTACTCCGCCAGTAGTTTTATATAGAATTATATTTTTACCTTGTACTTTATCTGCCATGACTTATAATTATTTAAAATATTGTATATAATTTATAGTTGCGTTAATATCTGTGTTTGATATTTCCAATAAAGTACCGCTCATAGAGTTGTCTACATAATCAATAGATGAGTTTCCAAGCATATAAGAATTATCTTGTACGTTTATTTGTGCTGGGTCTGTATCGTATGACTTAATCATCTTAGATGCGTTCAAATATGGATACGTTGCGTTTGACGTTACAAAGCTACTTAATGAGCAATCTATATTAATAATGTTTGCACCATAAGAATTTATGTACTGTCTCATTAGCAATTCAGTCATACTACTATATTGACCATTTTTACCAAATCTATACCAGTTTAAAAGTGGAGCGCCATCTGATTTTAAGAACACTCCAACAGATGTAGGGAATCCAGCTATTCCTTGATAACCTAAAGGTATATCTACATCTTTAACGTATTCTTTATTATTATTAATATAAGCAAAGTAATCTACTTTGTTATAAGTGTATTCCGCTGTAACTACAAACTGGCTAACAGTACAAGTATTTCCCACTTGATTGTTAAACTCTACTGTTAATTGACCGCTAATAGGGCAAGGCAATGTACTAAAAGAAAACTCGCCATTTGCTCCCTCTGGTATTGTGTATCCAGAACTTGCTGTGCTTTGCCAATCTTTATTATTATTTAAGTAATAAGTAGTAGTGCCATCAAATACAGTCATTGAAACATAACCTCTCGTTCCACTTCCACCATTTAAAAATAACATAGAGTAATTTAAAACTGCATTAGCACTTATTTTAGGCATATAGTTATTTATCATCCTTGTATAACCACCTCCGCCAGCTCTTACTAAAGTTATTTGAGTATAAGACTCATTTGCGTTATTTACAAGAAAAAACGATGAACCAACTCCAACATTGGTTACTACCCATGATTGTGGAGCTGAACTTAAATTTGGATATATTTTTAAGTTGCCATTATCTACTAAATTCTTATCTTGATTTATGTCAATAGTTGTCTGTACTCTATTAAAACCTTTAAGAATAAGTTTAAATTGCTCATTATTTATAAAATATAAACCGCTTGTGTTACCAGTATATCCTTGTATTGAACTTAGCGTGTTTAAATTACTTCCGCTTGAAACTACTGAACCTAAATAATTATATTGAGTAAAATAATTATTCTCATTAGCAAACTCATTAATAGCTACTACCCACCATTTCCCACCAGCTTGGAATAGTCTACATCCAAAAGACTTTATGATTTTTTCTAATACATCGTAGCTATTCTCGTAAGTGTAATCTTCATTTTTAAATGTTCTAATAGGTAAGAAAGTTTGACTAAATGGCTCGTATTGTGTGCCATCTTCTCTATCTAACATATCAAGAGCAAAGTACGAGCACACTGTCATTAAATTAGGGTTAGTAGGGAAACCTAAAGAGTTTAAACAAGTTAAAATATAAGTTAATAAACTTAATTGGCTATTAGTTCTGTTACCAACGCTATTAATATTTAAAGGTATGTTTCTAAGCATTCCTAACCCATCAACGCAAGTAAATGACAATTGCTTTCTACCAGTTGAATAACTTATTGAAATGTTATCGCTTAAAGTATAACCGCACCATTCTAAATCAGTACCTAAAAATAACTTAGCAAAATACTTTCTATCATTTAAAGTAACAAAGTCTGGTATATTAGCTAAATTATCTGTTACGTCAATAGTACAAGACAATTCACTTGCGTATAAGGGCTCGTAAATCTCATCACCGCTTGGGATATATTGTAAAGATATATCTACCCCAATATACTCTATTAAAGTAGGTGCAGATGGTAAATCTTCTTGTAAATACAAGTAAGCAGTTTTACTTGTCTTTGTAGCATAAGTAATTTTATATTTATCGTAGTATGCCATTATCCTCGTCTATATTTTAAAGATGTTTCACTTCTATTCATTGCCAAAACTAAGTCTTGCCCTCTTAAAACAAACTCACCATTTCCGCCTCCGCCATTAGAAGCCATTGCACCAGCATTAAAAGTATTTTGCATCATTGAGCCTAATTTGCTTAATGGCATTACCGCTTCGCTTTCACTGCCTTCACCTATCATTGCTAATGTAGGACCATTTACAACTCCGCCAGATGCAAGACCTAACAAGCCCTTAAACATACTACCAAATCCACCAGTAGCAGCTTTAGCAGCAACACTTGTTCCACCAGAAAATAAAGCTACAATCCCTTGAAATACTGCCGCTTTAATAGCAGCAGCAGCTATTTGTTTCGCTAAATCCGTAAATACATTTCCTAATGCTTCTCCTATGCTCATCCCTTGCTCCATTGAAGCCCATAAATTCATAAATGAATTTGCTGCATAATTTGATAAACTATCTGCCAATTGTAGGTTAGCTTCTGTTTGTTGTTTAGTAAGTAAAATACTTTCAGTTCTTATTGCATTATCTTGTTCTGCATCTTTATAAAAAGTACTCATGCCCTCTTGTAACCTTTCTGGGGTTTTTGCCTTAGGGCTTACAAATGCATCTAAATATTGCTCATCTTTCTTTGTACCAAATGTTTCTTTAATTCTATTAAATTCCTTATCTAATATTTTTCTTTGTTCTGCTACATCTTTAGCAAAACTGTTATTAGCTTTTCCACCTTTAGTTACTGGATTGCCAAATACTTTTCTTAAAGACTCATCAATTTTATTAGCTTCAGTATTATATTTATCTCTTATTTTTTGTAACTCAGAAACTTGGTCGTTTAATCCTTTTACTAAAGCATTTTTAGACTCAGCAGCTTGAATACCAATTTGTGCTGGGTTCCCAAATGCAGACGTCAATACAGTACCTAATCCAGCGCTTAACGGCTTATTTTTTTCTAATTCTGCCTCAACTTGTTTTTTTGCCGCTTGAGTTGCCGCTTCTGTTGCAATTGCCTTTTTAAAGGTCATTTGCACATATTCATCAGCATAATCAGTTAAAAACCTTTCAGCAGTTGCTAAGTCTTTTGTTTCTTTTATTGTATCTCCTAAAGTATCATTAAACTTCTTTAAAAATTCCTCTTTTGTACTTACCCCAGTTGTATATCTTGTAAATTCATTATTTAAATTAGATATATCTACTTGCGCTTTTACAAACCCTTCAGAACCTTTAGATATTATTTCAGCTTCTCTTGTAAATGCCTTTCCTAAACCAGATGCCTTTTCACTAATAAACTTTTGTATGTCCCCTCCAAATTTTACAATAAGAGATGATACAACTCCTAACGCTAAACCAATACCAGCTGGACCAGTTAATCCGCTAACTAATGATTTTAAAGCATTACCAGTTCCGCCTGACTCTTTTTGTAATCTTTGAAATGACTCAAGCAATGGGTTTAAGTTATTGGCAATACCCATAAATCCATAAGGAGCATCTTGCGCAACTCTTGATAAATTAGATAAAGCATTTGTAGCATCCGAAGCTGGTCTACCGACATTATTCATTTGCGAGTTAATACCCGCAATTGTTTTATTAAGATTTGCTATTTGATTATTTAAATAGTTTATCTCTCCTACATTAGTAGCCTTTTTTAATGCTGCTTGGAACTGACCAAGTAAATTTTGAGCCTTTTGTAACGCACCTTGAAAATCTTGGGTGTTTGCTCCAATATTAATGCTTAAGTCTAATTGTTCTGCCATTTTTATTTATTTACTCCGTACAGTTTCAATGTTCTTGCTAACTCTTCATTTGTTAGCATTTTTTTCTCCTCTGCTGGTTCGTTATCATCTATCTCTGGTATGTGCCAAAACGCTTTTAATGATTTTGGACTTTTTTCAGAAGTGCTACTTAAATATACAATATAGGCGAGGTTTCGTGTCCTCGCCCATTCGTTTAACTCTTGTTTTTCCTTTCCCATTACAATAATAGAAAAGTCTTTCCAAGTCATCTCCCAAAACTCGCTTGGGCGTATATTACATTCAGCAGCCTTTACTAAAATATCATCCCAGCTTAGCTTTATTAGACTTTTTTTTTCTCCTCTTTAGGTGTTCCGCTTACGGCAGTTACCGTATTTTGAATAATATATTTAAAGTAATCCATTACCGGACCCTCCGAGTTAAACATACCACCTAATTCATCTAACCAGTCGCATACATCATTTTCTGTATAATCAACTGCCGTTTTGTTACTATTACAAGCTGATTTATAACCAGCATAAACTAACTTAATAATAGTATCTAAGTCTAATACTTTGCCTCCAATAATTTCAAAATATTGGTCTATTGCTATGCCTTTGTCTTTACAAAACTCACGCATTGCCCATGTACCCCATTTTAAATCTATTGTTTTGTTGTTTAGTTCTAATTTATACATAGTGGTTTTTTAGGTTTTATACAGTTTCAGTTTGTGTTACTGGTGGTGCATATACTACGAATGTTGCAGTGAATTTAACATCATCTTTATCATCTGCATTTACATCGAAGTTAGAAATCCAAACTTGACCGCTATAAGTAATATCACCAGCAGCTGGAGTAGCTTTACCCATCTTCATACCAAATACAGTTCTTGCAGCGTGAGCAGCATATAACTGTTGGTAACTATCTTTTGCTGGGCTTCCAGTTTCGTCAATTGCAAAACCTTCACACTCAAAAGATTGAGTAAAAGATGGTCCTGGTTGGAATTCATCTCCACATTTAGAAGTTGCGTCAATTGTGTTTACAGTTGATGTAAGTGAGTTTGATGTAAGACAAGCAACTGGCTTAAAAGTTGCGTTCCCATCAATGTCTGCAAGTAGGATATAATCTCTTGCTGATACTTTAGTTTCTGGCATTTTATTTAATTTTGAGTTATTATTATGTTATATGTTATAATCGTTCTAAATACGTTTTCAGTTGGGTTTAATCCGTCTAAGTTTCTGATACTTGCTACACTTAAAGATGAACTATAAAAGCCATTTGCCAGTGTTATATTAGTATCTGAATTTATAGCATTTAATACCAAATTGCTTATGGTTTCAGAACGTTTATAGCCAAAGTTAGCATTTTTTGTAACAATGTCTACTACCATAGTTGTAGAATTTGTATAACCGCTTTTACCTTGTTCTTGACTTGATGTTCTGCCGTCCATTATAATATACTCTGCTCCAGCTCCAGTTGGTGCAATACCATCATAAACAGTAAGACCAGTGGCACTTGTTAGGTTAGTATAAAACCATTTTTTTATTTCAATATTAGGATTAAGCATTTAATAATTTTTTAAGTCTTTGTATTAGTTTAGGTTTTTCTTGTTCAAAAGCTGGTATTAAAAAAGGTCTTGCTCTTAGATTAATTTTTCGTATGCCTCTGCCTTTATACATTGAAGCAAGTTCCTCGTACCCATTTGGTATTGAAACTAAACCTCCAGTTCCAAACTCGACATATGCTGCATATTTTGACCTTGCGCCTATTGTATAAATAAAACTTTGATTATTGCCTTGACTTTTAATATTAATGCTATTCCTTAAAAATCCAGTGTCTACTACTACGTTTCTTTTAGCATTTGATTGTATTGCTAAAGCTGATGCCGCAAATTCCTCTTTTACCCCTATTTTAGACTTTTCATCTAATTTTTTAAACTTGCTATATAATTTATCAAGCCCTTGTATGTCAAATGTAACTTTATCCATTACCTATATATTACAAGTTCGTAAAATCTCTTTTGGTTCTCTACATCCTTTATAGAGTGTATTGTATATCTTAAACCTTCTATCTCTACTTGATACGAGTCATTTATCGTAACCCCGTAACGAATAAAGAGGCGGTTTTTTTGGTCAAATTGCAATTCCGACTCATCTACCTCCCTTACCTTGTCATCTGGTCTTAAATCGCCCCAAACAGTGCTTTGTAGGGCAAATGTAGTAGTATAACCACCTTGACCATCACTAACTCGAGTTGGTGCGTATAATAGCACCTGGCGAGTCATTGTGTTAGCATCTATATAATTAGCCTTTGCTTTACCTAATTTCATATTATAATATTGGCGAAGTTTTAGTCCATCTTTGACATGCTCTCCATGTTTTCTCACAAATGCCAGAGTTTGCATCTAAACCTCTGTTCTCGTAATCATAGCTTACTTGGTCTAATATTGCTATTTTAAGGTCTTTTGGGATACAGTCAAAACCAGCGTTATAAGTAGCTTTCATATCGTTTTGTGCTGGGTATTTAACCTTAGGGTAAGCACCTCCGATTAGTTTGTAATCGTTGCTTTCAATCTCGTCTCCGTTGTTATCGTATAAAGAAAGGAAATAAGTTACTGGACCGAATGGTAAATCAAAGTTTGCACCTTCATTACAAAACCACACCTCTACTTGACGAGGGATTAGGCTTAAATTAGTAATTTGTTCAATAGCCTCTCTTGCTTGAGTTATCATGCTTTCAATCAACGCATCTTCAGTAGATGTCGTTACTCTACAATACAATTTAGCCTCTGCAAGTGTAACTGGCTCTACTACTGGAGCATTATTAGAAAATTGGTAATCATTCCTGTAACTGTACATATTCCCTTTTTTACAAATTTACATTAATTATAATAAAAAACCCCACCGATTAAGATGGGGTCTTTATTTTAGATGGATATATATTATCCTACGTTTCCTAAGTCAGCATAGATAGCAGAAGTAGTCAACATTAAGTTGATGTCTTCGTAACACTCGATACGAGCAGTTACTAAGTTCTTTTGGAAGTTCTCGCCATTCTCATAAGAGAACTCGATAGCTAATCCTTCAACTTCTACTCTTTCGATGTAGTTATTGTCGATAATTAATACTTTGTCATCAGTTACCCAAGATGCAGATACTACTGGAACACCCCAGATAGTCATGCCACCATTAGCGTTTACGATTACGCTACCGTTACCAGCATAGTAACCAGCATCGATAGTAGCTTTCAATAAACGACCCATTTGAGTTTGGCTTACTAAAGCAAAAGAAGGAACGAAGTTTGCAGTCTTTTGGTTACCGATGTAATCAACTAATTGCTTTAAATCGTTTGTTTCTGCAGTTGTAGTAGAACCAGTTGCAGCACCAGATACAGTACCGAAGAATGCAGCGTTCTCAGCCTTAAAGAAATCTCTTTGTAACATTCTTGGTAAAGTTTGAGTCATGAAAGGTAATGACTTCAACATTTGCTTAGAGAAAGTTGAGAAACCAGCTAAGTAGTCGTTTA